GTTGGTAGTCGTTCCCCAGGTTCCAGCTTGTTCACCAGAACCTATTTTCTCTATACCTGTATTTGCTGTGTACGAACTTGCCATGTTTACATCCTATATTATTCTTTTGCTTATATCAACCCAACTTTCATTATCAGATGGTGATATACTTGACCATGTTTCTGTTCCAACAGGAGAAACATTCGTCCACGTTTCGGGGTTCACGATTGCAACATCTCTCCAATGCTCTCTTGTACTGATGCTTAAATCATTAAAGCCTTGCGTTGAAAATGGAAGATTACTAAATAGCATTAGTCTTCTCCTTAACCTGTAAACGTATCTGCTGCACTTATGGCTGCATCAATAACTGTAAAACTCTCATCACCCCAATCGTCTAATGTTTTTTGATGCTTGAGATAACTAACACTACGAGCAACTCTTGCCTTCTTCTCGTCATGTGTCATGTCATGTCCATAGTCTGTATCTACTGCATCACTACCTTTTGCGTGGGTTGCAATTACACTATTAATTGTGCTTGCTCCACCTAAACAAGCCTTGTGTGCTTGTGCTATTACGTCTGCTTCTCTTGCCATTTTATTACCCTTCCAAAGCTGCTACTTTAGTTTCTAATGTTTCTATTCTTGTCATGGCTTCTTGTAATGCTTTGATTGCTTTCATGTAGAGTATTGAGTATTTGATTGATTTGGTTGTTGTTCCTAAATCTGCCATATCACTATCTCTATCAATACTTTCGTCAACAAGACCATTCATTCCTGCTGTTTCAACTTCTTGAGCAACAACACCTAATTTCCACAAAGCATCACTATCTCCTTTAGCAGAAACTTCTTCTTTCATTTTATATTTACGGACTGTCAATGATTTTATATCATTCCATTGTGATGGAGCATTTGTAATTTGTTCTTTGAGTTTTACATCTGAAATAGCACCATAACTATTATTGACATTTGTAACATTTCCTCTATTATCTACAACAAGTCTATTTGTTGAAGAATCAACACATATTAGCAACGCTTCACCACCATCATTATCAGCAGAAGCAGTAGTCCTAATAACAACACCATAGGGATTAGTTGCATTTGTGTTATCAAATGAATAAGCAACATCACCAGCAGAATCTGCTTCAAATGCCCAACGATTAATACTGGTTCTGTAAGAAGCTCTAGGATAACCATCACCATCTGATATCACAATGTTATTGTTTGCTGTTCTTATGTCTAAGCTATTTTGATTGCCATTAAAAGCACCAAGAATTGTGTTTCTAGAGCCAGTAGTCATTGCTTCACCACTACCACCAGTAGAGGGGTCATAAGCACCAACAAATGTATTTTGACTACCAGTCGTAAGAAGTCCTGCATCAGAACCTAAGCAAGTATTATGGTCACCATCATCAACTGCACCCCCCAAAGCATTAAATCCAAGTGCAGTGTTTCTAGTCCCTGTAACAATTCCATCTCCTGCTGCTGAACCAATTATAGTGTTATGAGTTCCTGTTGTTACTCCTACACCAGCACCAAATCCAACTGCTGTGTTGTTTGAATCTGTTGCACTCGTAAAGTTTTGTACTCCCAATGCACCTCTACCTATAGCAGTAGACCTACTACCTAAAGTATCACCAGTAAGAGCATTATATCCAACTGCTACATTGAAATCTGCATCGCCTAAAGCATCTCCTGCTAAAGCACCAACTAAAGCGTTTTGGATTCCTGTTGATATTAATTTACCAGCATTATTTCCTACTGCCACATTTAATCCATCTGTAGCACTACCATAATTCTGTGTTAGTAATGCTTGAAAACCTATAGCAACACTTGCACTTCCATTTACATTTGTGGATAATGCATCAAATCCAACTGCTGTATTATTGTCTGCATCACCAATTTTTTCTCCTGTTTGAGACCCAATTAAAGTGTTGTTGACTCCTGTTGTTATATCGTTGCCTGCAAAAAATCCAACTGCTGTGTTGTTACTATTTGTGGCAGATGTAAAGTTTTGTGTGTTTAATGTACTATCTCCAACAGCAGTTGACCTGCTACCTTTGGTATCTGTGGTTAATGCTGCATGACCAACTGCTGTATTTTGGTCTGCATCAGTAAGTGAATCACCGACATGACCACCGATTAAAGTGTTTTTAATTCCTGTTGTAACCAATGATCCTGCATTGTGACCTACAGCCACATTGAAAGCAGTAGCACCTGCATCTTGTACTTTAAGTGCTTGATAGCCTATAGCCACATTTGCACCATGAGCATCTTCAGTTTTAAGTGCTTCAAATCCGACTGCCACGTTATTGTCACCTGTAGTCAGAGCAGTTCCTGCTTCATCTCCAATTAACACATTAAAATTACCACCACTTGCAATAGTATTACCTGTGTTGACACCTATTCTTGTGTTAGATGTTCCTGCTGAAGCTGTGATTATATCTGCACCATCTGCAAAAGTTACGTCTGCTGCAAAGTTAACTGCACCATCAACATCAACAACATCAAGATTTGTTGTTCCATTTACATCTATTGATCCTTCTAAGTCTATGTCACCTGTTACTGTTAAATCATCTTGGACTTTTAAATCAACAACACTTAAAGAAGCAAAAGCATCTACAACTGCAGCACCACTTCCAGCACCATCAAGGTATACTGCTTTTGTATCTCCGGGAAGTATTGTTACATTTGCACCAGAACCCTGACTTATTATAATATTTTGTGATCCACTCGTAGCATTTTCTATAAAGTGCAACCTACTTATTGTGTTCGGACCAATTGTTATAGTACAAGCACTATCTAAAGTTCCAGTATACTTGATATACATAGCTCTTTCTGCATCTGCAGCTCCATCTGCTACTGTACTTGCAAAAGTATCTGCATTTGTCGTTATAGCTTGTGTGCCAAATCCAAGTGCTTCACCAATTAGTTCTAAGTTTGTATTGGTCGTAGCCCCCCATGTTCCAGATTGTTCACCATCTGCTATTTCTTCTAATCTTAAATCATTTACATATGAGCTTGCCATGTTGTTATCCTTATGCTGCTATTTTTGTCCAATTTGGAGTTTGTGATACGGTTATAGCTGAAAAATTGGATGTTTGTGCCGTATCTATTAATCCCCAAACATTTTCTTCTCCCGTAAAACCAGTGGCACTTAAACCAATAGGGAAAACACCTATTGAAAAAGTTGGTGCGTGAACAGTGCCTACCGAGCTTGTTCCTACGTTTGTAGCCACTGTAAGTAAAGAAGAACCTGTAACACTTTCTGACCCAACAGCACTTGTCATAGCTCCTTGTGTAACAGCTACAGAAACACTTCCAACAAAACTAGTTGTTCCTAAAGCACTAGTTAATGCTGATTGAGTAACAGGAACTTCTCTTGAAGGAACAACAACAACCGATCCTAAAGCACTAGTTGCAGCACTTTGAGTAACCGCAACAGGGATAGGATTAGTCCACGCTCCTTGCGTCCAAGTGCCTCTACCCCAACCAGTTATATTAGCCATATTTTACCTTACAATTGTTCGGTTAAGCAATTCTTATAATAGCATTACTTGCATCAGCCGTTGGAAATTGAATTGTAAATGTTCCAGATGTTGATGTTTTGTTACTTGTAAAATCTAACACGCAAACTGCTTTATTACCGTTAGTATCGTTATAAATTAAAGCGCCCATTGCTGTAATAGTAGCTGTTGTAAAACTTAAATCTGCAAAATCAGTAATTCCTGTAGTGCTAACATTAGTTGGTGCAACTTTAGTTAAAGCTCCACCTCCAGTTGCATAAGAACCACTTGAAGCAACTTCTCCCGTTGTCACAAGAACAGTTGACGCAGCTCCTAATGTTGCAGTCGTACTTGATTTTCCACCACTACTTTCTGCAAATAAAGCCAACTTAAACGCATTACCATTTGTTGCAAAATTATGAGTAGCTGTTAAAAGTTCTTTTTTAAACGTAGTACAAAGTGCTTGTGCTATTGCCATTATAGTCTCCTTATATACTCTGCCAATTCTTTTTGGCCTGATTCTTGTATCATGTGTACTATTGTAGCTCTTTCTTCTCTTCTTGCCAAGAGTAAATAATGAAACAAAAGTTTTTTGACATTTTCTTTAAAAACATTGGCTTGATCTCTAATAACATCTGGAGCATTTTCAGATACAGCAACAATTTTATCTGTTGCCATTTGTGCTATTTGTTCGTCTGAAAGACCTCCGTTATTAGAAGTCATAATATTAACAGGAGCAGTATTACCCTGTATTGCTGAAAAAAATGTCATCTTGTGTCTTCCTCTCTACCATATATTCTTGGAATTGCATCTAATGGCTCTGGTGGTTCTAATTTTGATTTTCTTGTTATTAACATACTTCCTTCATGGACTGTAGAAACTATGGGATCGTCTAATCTATGGTATCCATACAGCTTTTCTTCATCTGGCACATTAGTATCTAAAAGGGTAGAATTATGTGCAATCTCAATTTTTATTCCTTTTGTAGTAGCAATAGCCAGCCAAAACTCTGTGCAAGCTCTACCTGCTTCTGCCATATGAGGAACTTCCTTATAACTAAAATCTACTCCATATAAACAAATTTTACTTACTTCTTGAGATATAGCAAAAGCTATTGCATAAGGAACTGTGTTATTTAAATATGCGTATTTTGTTTTTTCTAATACTTCTTGCAAAGGGTATTCTACTACATCAGGGCATCTTTTATCTAAACAACACGAATAAATAGGTATATTTAATTTTTTTAATAACCTGTCTTTCATTACATTTGTTTGTTTTCCAGCCATTTCTCCATCTAAAAAACGAGATGCTGGATCAAGCATAAACACACGATCATGAAAAATAACAGCGGACATTGCGTTTATAGCCCAAACTTCATCAAAAATATCACTTCTTGTTTTAGCAAGAATATATTCTGAAAAAGTATTTCCTAATGCAACAATGGCTATTGTTTTATTTTTTAAATTACTCATGTTCTTTGCTTTAGTAATTTTCCTGTTCTGAAAGCGTCTTTGTCTTCCATTCCTTCTGCATAGTTTTTTAACCTAGAAATAGATTCCATGTATCTATCAGAATACATTTTTATAATATCAGCTTCACCCTTCATAAATGTGTAAGCCTCTACTAAACATGCGTAAAGAAGTGCATCAGTTGCATTGTCACCTATCCACGTTTTGCCAGTACCGTCTGTTGTGATTGAGGTTGGTCTATAAAAGTAATGCAATTCAGCCACATATGAAGCATCAGGTGTTGGTGCTACTATAAAGTTTTGATAGTCAAAAGGAGCATAATATTTTGGATTTCCAGTTGTTGAAGATCCACCAGGAGTATATTGTTGTAAAAAACTTACGTCTTTTTGTAACAGAAAATTAGTGTTCCCACTAGAATCAACGAAAGCTAAAGAAAAAGAAGATAAATAATCAGTAGGCATAGCTAAAAATTTATTACCACTAGTTAATTCACCAGAAACATTTTTACGAAAATATTCTAAATCTATTGATTTAAATATTCTTTCTTCTGCATTAGTAATAAAAAAAGGTATTTCTGCAACAAAGGTTGTTTCAGAATTATCAGTCCAATCTTTAATAGATTGAGTTAATGTGGTAAATGTCCATGCCATTATGTTATACTCACTGTTACGCTACCAACACTCGCAGTAGCTTCAAAAGTTTCTATTTCTTTACCTATTATACCTAAACCTGTGTTTGTATAAATAGTAAAAACAGTAAAATCATCATCATTGTCTGGTCTAGCGTTCCTAATAGCCTCTGGATCAGTTGAAACTTTTGGAGGAGTTAATTGAGGATGCTTCTCCTC